TATATACGTTCAAATGATGTATTAATTGACAAATACACAGGTGAAAGAATGATACGTGCGATTGCTGATGGCGCAGTAACATTGTATTACGATAATGCAGAAAAACTAGCTACAACATCTACAGGTATAGATGTAACAGGTGCTATAGATGTTGCTACATCAGGTGCTTCTAATACATCTAAAGGAATTGCCATTTCTACTAGCGGTACTAACTTTGAAAGCGATGGCGGTATAATAAGTATAGACCATGCGGCAAGTGGTGCTGTTACAGGCGGTTATTTTAGTAAGTACAGTGCAGGTGGTACATTACGTCATTCGGTCAAAGGTGATGGTAAAGGTTACTTTGCAGGTGGTATAGATGTAACAGGTGCAACTAATACTACAGGTACAAGTAACACTAGGCAGTGGTCTGTTGGTACAGCAGGTGCTAAAATGGGTGTATATGCGCTTGATAACAGCACTATGTATATGCGCGTTGAAAGTGGTAGTTCAACTAATTTTCAGTTTGGTACATATGATAACATTCCAATCTATACTATTACTAATAACACAGTTAGAACCGCGCTATTAGGTAATGGTAATTTTGGCGTGGGACACACGTCACCAGTTGCTAAAATGGCAATACTAGGTACATCTAACTCAACTATAACTGAAGCTAACTCCAATCTATGTGTTGAGGGTAGTGGTGGTAATGGTATGTTGTTTGGCACATTAAATACAACTGGATTTAAAAGCTATATACAATCAGGCTATGTATCAAGTTTAAGCGCAGCAACTTATGACTTATTGTTAAACCCAGAGGGCGGTAACGTGGGCGTAGGTTTATCAGCACCGACTGCTAAGATGCATTTATTTACAGATGGTATTGACCAATCAGTATTCTCAGCACAGACAGATTTAGGTGCTAACAACAGAATACTAACATTGAAGTCCCCTGTTTCTGATAGCGGAAGTGCGCCTTACAGATGGCAGACAAGTAACAGTATACAATGGGAAATTGACACAACTGAAACTAAGTCAATGCTACTTAATTCGGCAGGTAATTTGGGCGTAGGAACTTACAGTCCGACTCATAAGCTCAGTGTAGCAGGTGAACTAAATACTACAGGAAGTATATATCTTAATTCAGGTACTGCGGATAGTCCACAAGTAGTGTGGAGATCATCTGGTTATGGCGACCAATACATAGATAACTTTCAAGGCAATCTAAGAGTTGTAAATTCTGGTGCTCAACAAGTCACCATTAAACAAGGCGGTAACGTAGGTATAGGGACTTCGGCTCCGACTGCTAAGCTCAGTGTAGCAGGTAATGTAAACGTAAGTAACGCATTAAACGTTGGTGGTGCTAGTGCAGCAGGTAGTGGCTTTATAGAATCTACTGTTGTAGGGCCTTCGCGTGCTTTACAAACTGTAGGTAATGTTAACACTACTCAGACCCATATAGGATTTGAAAATCTTTATGGTGAGATAGGTAGAATAGATGTTAGTGCATTTTCAGTAAGTTATGTAACTAGCTCAGATTATAGGCTCAAGACTGATATACAACCTATGCAAGGAAGTATTGACAGAGTAAAAGCATTGAAGCCTGTTAACTTTGAGTGGAAAGAAGACGGTACTAGAGTAGATGGTTTCTTAGCACATGAAGCTCAAGAGATAGTACCAGAAGCTGTTAGTGGAGAAAAGGATGCTACTAAAACTAACAAGGATGGTGTAGAGGTTCCAGACTATCAAGGCATTGACCAGTCTAAACTTGTACCTTTACTTACATCTGCACTACAAGAAGCATTAGCTAAGATTGATGACCTAGAGTTACGAATGGCTAATTTAGAAAATTAAACCAGGGGGCTTCGGCCCCCTATTACTAAAGGAGGCTATTGTGCCTAACTTACCTGAAGAGGATACTCAATTATATATGCTTCTTGGTTCTATGAGTGCTGATTTAAAAACTGTTCTTAATAAATTCACAGCAGTAGAAGAAAGATTAAACAATCATTCAAATAGAATCAAAGTATTAGAAAAAGCTAGTTATGCTAGGGCTGTAGTATATACAACTACAGTAACAGTAACACCAATATTATTTACTGCTCTTGGCTGGTTACTAACTAAAACATTTTTATAGGGAGATTATAATGGCAAAAGGAGCTGCAACAGAAAAGAATCTTGGTAACTTACATTCAACACTTACAACCATATTTACTAGAGTGTTACAGGGTTATCTAGATAAATTAGATAAAGCTCAGGAAGCATTTAACTCAGACGACTTTAACTCAGAGATAATGGGTGAACTAGAATACCTAAGTATAGAACCTAGTCCAGCTATGTTATCTGCTATAGCTAAGTTCTTAAAAGATAATAGTATAAGTTATGATTCAGAACAGATAGATGAACTAAGTGAACTTGAACAAAGGCTTAAAGCTAAGAAAGCTAGTAGACCTGACTTCTCTAATGTTACTGCGTTACCTTTAACGGGTACTGAGTAGTATGGGGCGTGATGCTAGGGAAATGAATAAGGCAGACCGTATTAAGGAGCTGCTACTTATTCAGGAGGCTTACCCTAACTTCCAAGACTTTTTATACGACGTTATGGTTAATCTTATGGGATTTAACTGTACCAATAACCAATTAGATATGGCGAACTACTTACAGTACGGTCCGTTATATAGAATGATACAGGCGCAGCGTGGTCAGGCTAAGACTACGGCTACTGCTGCGTATGCTGTATGGAGACTAATACATAATCCAACAGCTAGGATACTTATTATATCTGCTGGTGATACAATGGCTAAGGAGATTAGTAATTGGATTATCCAGATACTAAACGGTATGGAAGAGCTGTCATGTATGCTGCCAGACAAGTCTGCAGGAGACCGAGCATCTGTTACTGCATATGATATACACTATGTACTAAAGGGGCCTGAGAAGTCTCCTAGTGTAGCGTGTGTAGGTATTACATCTAACCTGCAAGGTAAACGTGCTGACGTACTTATTGCAGATGATATCGAGAGTGCTAAGAATGCTTTGACTGCAGATGCTAGGATGAAGCTTACGAACTTAACTAGGGACTTTACTTCTATATGTTCCCAGGGAGATATTATATATCTAGGTACACCACAGAGTGTAGATAGTATATACAATGCTTTACCTGGACGTGGCTTTGGTATACGTATATGGCCTGGTAGATATCCTACAGACCGAGAGGTAGAGAACTACGGAGAACACTTAGCCCCTACAATAGCAGAGGCAGTTAAGAAAGACCCGTCACTTGCTACAGGAGGTGGTCTACTTGGTAACAGAGGTAAGCCAACAGATAGTATTATATTAGGAGAAGATATTCTGGTTAAGAAAGAGATTGACCAGGGAGCTGCTTACTTCCAGCTGCAGCATATGCTAGATACCAGGCTTGCAGATGAAGCTAGGTATCCATTGAAACTAAATAAACTAATCTTTATGAATATAAATAAAGGTAGAAGTCCTATACTTCTTAATCACCAACCGTCTATACATAACAGAGTACCGACTCCAAGTGACTATCCTATTAGAGACCCTATGTATATGTGCTCTGACTTTGGTACTGAGTACGGAGAGTTCACGGGTACACATATGTATGTTGACCCTGCTGGTGGTGGACAGAATGGAGATGAGACAGGTTATGCTGTAACTAGGTTTTTAGGTAATAAGATTTACTTAGTAGCTGTAGGAGGTGTACCTGGTGGACTAGAGGAATCTGATTTAGCAGAGCTAACTAGAGTAGCTGTTAAATGGAAACCAAATAAGATATCTATAGAACGTAACTACGGTAATGGTGCTTTACAGAAAGTATGGGAACCGAGTTTATATAAAGCTTTGCAAGAAGTAGGTGCTGGAGTACAGATAGATGACCCTTGGGAAACAGGGCAAAAGGAACTACGTATAATTGATAAGCTAGAGCCTGTTATAGGTTCAGGTAGATTAGTTGTAGAGCTAGACCTTATCCAGGAAGACTGGGCCTCTGTGCAGAAGTACTCTGCTGTAAACCGAGCTTCGTATAGTTTCTTTCACCAGCTTGCTAAAGTAACCAGAGACCGAGGTAGTTTATCACATGACGATAGACTTGACGCGGTAGCTGGTAGTGTAGGTAACTGGATAGACTTACTAGCTGTAGATGATTTGCAAGCTCAAGTAGCAGCAGAAGCACAAAGATATAGAACTATGATGGAAGACCCGTTAGGAAACGGTAGACCTATTAATAACTATAACTCAATGTTCGGCTTGAATACTTTAAGCCCGAATGTACTTAATAATTTAAAACAACGATACTAGGGAGAACCCAATGTCTAAGAAAGACAAACCGACCCAGACTAAACCAACTGTAAGAGTAGTTGGTACTAACTCTAATAAACTACCTTGGCCTCAGGATAACTCAGGCTCAACCCAAGAACTACGTAGAGGTGCTGTACGCGCTATAGGACGTATCATGGGTTCAGAAGATAATCTAAAGAAAGTACTAGAAACTTTAGAGGTAGCTAGGCTGTATGCTATAGAGCGTATGGAAGAGCAGCAGATAGAAATGAAAGTTAAAGTAAAAGCAATGCAAGACCGTAAAGCTCTTAAGGCAGAGCTATTGAAAAGCGAACTAAGACAAAGAGTAAAGTCTAAGAAGGCTGAGATAAAACGTGTTGAGTCTGAGATAAAGAAGTTGTTGAGCTAATGAACTTAGCAGCATTCTTTGATTCTGTACGTCCCTTTATGAAAGACAGTAAGCTAACTACTGCACAAGTAGTAGGCTTTGAATGTCTTATAAATTCTTGTTTAGAGTCCGACCTTACATTAGAGCATATAGCATATGTACTTGCTACTGCTTATCATGAGACAGGTGGACGCATGGAACCTGTAAGAGAAGGGTTCTGTAAGACCGATGCTGGAAGCC